CAGCTTCTTAAAGATTACCTTACCTCTACTCAAGAAGGATTAGACAGTGAGGATATTGAGGCTTTAATGGATGACTATTCATTTGATGAAGATTTAGATGATGAGTCTACCGTTAAGAAAGTTAAGATTGCTAGAAAAAAAATAATTGCTGAGGCCAAGAAATACTTTAACGCTCAGAAGGAAAAATATAACGTGCCACTTGAGTCAAGTTCGGCATTTGTTCCTAATGAAGAAAAAGAAATTTACGAAAGCTATAAGCAATATGTTAAAGAGGCGAAGACTATAGAGGAGGAAACTAATAGAAAGCGTAGATGGTTTGACCAAAAAACAGATGAGGTCTTTAGTAAAGATTTCAAGGGATTTGAGTTCAACATCAACGATAAGAAAATCATGTTTTCACCGGGAGATGCCAATGAGTTAAAAAACATTCAATCTACCCCACAGAATTTTATAAACAAATTCTTGGACGAAAGCGGAATGGTCAAAGACGCATCGGGATACCACAGGTCACTAGCCATGGCTATGAACCCTGAGAAGTTTGCCAAGTTCTTTTATGAGCAAGGATTGTCAGATGCTACTGACGATGTTACTCGTAAAATCAAGAACATAAACATGACGGAGCGTAGAGCTCCAGAGGTTGGCAAGTTTACAGGAGGAATGCAGGTGAAAGCGATAAACCCTGACTCAGGAAGAAATCTGAGAATTCGCAGCGCAAAAAAAATGTAAAAACTAAAAACTAAAAAACAATGGCAAGTGCATTATTAAACAACCCCACCTTCGCTCTACAGCCGAGTGCTGAGCAAGTGGCGTTGCAAACAAACTACATTACCAACTTCGATTTCTTGAACCAGTATCTACCTGATACCTACGAGAAAGAATTTGAGCGTTATGGTAATAGAACCATCGCTTCCTTCCTAAGAATGGTTGGAGCTGAGATGCCTTCTAACTCTGACCAGATTAAGTGGGCAGAACAAGGTCGTCTACACATTAAGTATACCTCTTGTACTTCAGCTGCTGCTGCTGCTTCTAATACAGCTACCTTTACAGTTGCTGACTCAGGTGTTACTTATATCGCAATTCGTGTTGGACAAACTTTAATGATTCAGAACAACTCTTCAGGGGTGTTCAACAAGGCAATCGTTACTGCTGTTCCTTCTGCAACTACTTTTACAGTTGCTTACTATGAGGCTGCAGGTCAAGCTTTCGCTGTATCTACTGCTTGTACTGTATTCATTTACGGTTCTGAGTTTAAGAAAGGTACTACTGGAATGGTTGGCTCTTTGGAATCTGAGGATGACATCTATTCTAACAACCCTATTATCATCAAAGATAAGTATGCGGTTAACGGTTCTGACATGGCTCAAATCGGTTGGATTGAAGTTACTACTGAGAACGGAGCAACTGGATATCTTTGGTATTTGAAATCTGAGCACGAGACTCGTCTTCGTTTCGAAGATTATCTTGAGACTGCAATGATTGAAGCTGTTCCTGCTGCTACCGCTTCAGGTGCTAAAGTTGCTGGAATGATGGGTTCTGAAGGTATCTTCTACGTTGTTAACGCAAGAGGTAACGTATGGGGTGGTGGAACTCCAACTACTCTTCCTGATTGGGATACTATCGTTTCTCGTCTTGACAAGCAAGGTGCTATCGAAGAGAACGTAGTATTTGTTAACCGTGGTCTTAGCTTCGACATCGACAATATGTTGGCTACCTTGAATGGATACAATGGAGGTAGTGCTGCAGGTGCTGCATCTTATGGTCTATTTGACAATGATGTTGACATGGCGTTAAACCTTGGATTCACAGGATTCCGTAGAGGTTATGACTTCTACAAGTCTGACTGGAAGTACTTGAACGACCCAACTATGCGGGGTGGTTTGGCTTCTGCTGCTGCTACTGCAACAGGGACCATCACTGGTTTGTTGGTTCCTGCAGGTTCTACTTCAGTGTATGACCAAATCATGGGTAAGAACGCTAAGCGTCCATTCTTGCACGTACGTTACAGAGCTTCTGAAGCTGAAGACAGACGTTACAAGACTTGGATTACAGGTTCTGCCGGTGGTGCTGCTACTAGCGACCTTGATGCAATGGAGGTCAACTTCCTATCTGAGCGTTGTGTATGTACCTTGGGTGCTAACAACTTCGTATTGTTCAGATACGGTTGATAATTAAATGGAGGGTGTCCTGCAGGACACTCTCCTTTTTAAATTTTAATCAAATTAAATTCAATAACAAATGGCAAAGAATATCCCTGTAGACAAGGTCTACAAATTAAAGAATGGCAGCCCGCTGTCTTACACATTAGCGTCAAGAAACCATGCTAGATTCCCTCTCATGTGGTTTGACGAGAAGAACAACGTAAATAGAGCGTTGAGATACGCTTCCAATCAGAAGTCTCCCTTTGAGGATGAGCAAGATGGAAATGCAATCATTGAGCCTATCATTTTTGAAGATGGCTTTTTAAGAGTTGCAAAACAAAATCCTGTACTACAGCAGTTCCTTCACTACCATCCATTGAATGGGCTTATATTTACTGAAGTAGACAAGGAGAAAGAAGCAGCAGAGGAAGTAGAGGATTTAAACTTGGAGGTTGAAGCTTTAATTGAAGCTAGACAATTAAGTATTGACCAAATTGAAACCCTTACTAGGGTAATGTTTGGCAAAGACCCATCAACAGTGTCAACTGCTGAACTGAAGCGTGACCTTTTGGTATTTGCTAAGACTGACCCTAGAGAGTTCTTAAATATATTGAATGACCCTGAGCTGAAATTCCAAGCTAAAATCAGAATGTTCTTCGAGAACAAGTTATTGGTCTTGAGAAATAACGACAAAGAGATTTGGTTTAATACGGCAACCAACAAAAAGAAGATGATGTCTATTCCTTACGGGGAAGACCATTATGAAATGGCTGCAGGATTCCTGCAGAGTGACGAAGGAATTGATTCTTTGAAAATGTTGGAAGCAATTTTATCTTAAATTGACTGATTAATTGGTAGAGAAGGGGGCATTGCTATGCCTCCTTTTTTTTGTTTATATTTGTAAAAAAGGGAATAATGATAAACTCAGTAAGAAACACCGTGCTGTCGGTTCTAAACAAGAACAACTACGGATACATCTCTCCGTCTGACTTCAATTTGTTTGCTGCTCAAGCACAGCTTGAGATATATGAGAATTACTTTTCTGACTACAACAAATTTACTAATCTGGAGAACGCTCGTCAGTCAGGTTCTGGATATTCTGACTTACGGAAACCAATCGAAGAAGCTATGGAAGTATTTTCTGTGACTTCCACATTAACTCAAGTGGCTCCTGCTACAAATAGGTTTTACCTTCCCTCTGTTACTACGACTGGCTTTGACTATTTCCTTATCAACAAGGTTCTTTGCTACGATGCATCTGTCAACCCAAGAGTTCTTAAAGGAGAGGCAGAGAAGGTGCCACATACAAGAATAACTTTATTGAATAACTCAAACCTTACTGCACCTACTGAAATGTACCCTGCTTATACGCAGGAGGGCAGCATACTAACTGTTTACCCATCATCATTTAATTTAGCAAACGAAGTTGAGGCAAACTATTTCAGATATCCAAAGGTGCCTAAATGGACCTACGTGAGTCTTGTTAATGGTGAGCCTGTGTTTAATCAATCTCAAGCTGACTATCAAGACTTTGAGGTTCCTGCCGAAGATGAGTTTAAGCTAGTAATGAAGATTCTTCAGTATTGTGGTGTATCTATTCGTGAAACAGAGGTTACTCAATTTGCTATGGCACAACAGCAAATGGAACAATCACAATAAAAAACATAGTTTATGGCATATATATCGCAGTATCAGTATTATGAAAATGGGGGCGTAAATCCTGAGGATGCCAATTGGGGGTCCTATCAATACGTTAGCTTGCAGGACATCGTGAACAATTTCTTGTTGATGTATGCTGGCAATCATTCATTAGTCAATAATGAGGAGCGTTATAAGATTTTGTTTCACGCAAAACGTGCCGTTCAAGAATTGAACTACGATGCGTTCAAAGAAATCAAAGTACTAGAGCTTACTGTTTCTGAAAACTTAAAGTATATCCTACCATCTGACTATGTCAATTGGGTGAGGATATCTCTGTACAAGGATGGATGGTTGAGACCACTATCTGAAAACATTCAGACTCTGTCATCTAAGGCATACCTTCAGGACAATCAATACAGGATTTTATTTGACGAACAGGGTAATGCATTATCTCCTGAGTATTCTCAGATTGATTTAGACAACATTACTAAAATCAAGAAAAGCATCTACCTTAACAAGGCCAATCAATTTGATGGTAACGAAGGATGGAACTATGATGGGATGTGGTATTTTGAGGGGAACATTGGTGCTGCTTATGGTTTAAATACAGAGACAGCAAACTTTAATCCTACCTTTAACATTGACAGAAAAGCAGGTGTAATCAACTTTGATTCACCAATGGCTGGACAGCAGTGTATCGTAGAGTATGTGTCTGATGGAATGGAGCAAGGAGATAATTCTAAAATTACCGTAAACAAGTTATTTGAAAAGTACATTTATGCTTACATTCAGTATGAAATTTTGAATAGCAAGCTGGGTGTGCAAGAATATATTGTTGCTCGTGCTCGCAAGGAGAAATCAGCTTTATTGAGAAACGCAAAGATTAGAATTAGTAACATTCATCCGGGAAGATTGTTGATGAACTTGAGAGGATTAGACAAGCAAATTAAATAAGATGGTAAAGGTTAGCAGAAGCTTCACGGCAGGGAAAATGAATAAAGTCTTTGACGAAAGAGTTATCCCTAATGGAGAGTATATTGATGCCATGAATGTTCGGATGGGTTCTACGGAACAATCCGAAATTGGAGTTATTGAAAACACCAAGGGCAATCTTCCCTTGACATCATTGGCATATATTAATGGTACTCCTCTTAGTGCTTCTGCTAGATGTATAGGTGCTATTCAGAATAGCGCTACTGAAACTATCTATTGGTTTATTCACGACTCAAACTTTCCAGTAGGAGCTACAGGTAAGTTGGACATGATAGTTTCTTTTAACGTAAATACAAACATTCTTACCTATCACGTTATCTCCATCAATGATGGGGGTGGTGTCAATACCACTTTGAACTTCAATCCAAGCTACCTCATTACAGGGGTAGATATTTTGGACAAT